AACCTAGTCTCGCCAAGTGGCAAGGCTTCAGCAATTCGCAACACCTTCGGCTTGCCAGCAGGCAAAGCCTTCTCATGTCCTGATGCCACAAGTATCTGCGAGAAGGTGTGTTATGCAGGCAAGCTCGAGCGTGTATATAAGGGAGTGAGAGAAGTTCTCGTTCACAACTGGCAATTATTAAAGGACGCTGATGTCAACCAAATGGTTGACCTACTTGATGACATGATGATTGATTTCATCAAGGATTGTGAGAGACGGAATGCCCCGAAGTTATTCCGCATCCATTGGGACGGCGACTTCTTCAACACAACTTACGAGTATGCATGGCAGAAAGTAATCATGATGCACCCAGAGATACAGTTCTGGTGCTACACACGAGTGCGATCCGCAGCCTACTCACTATCAGGGCTTGACAATCTGTCGCTGTATTACAGCGCAGACCAAGAGAACAAACACATTGCCGAACAAGTTCGGCGAGAGACAGACACCAAACTAGCGTGGCTGTCAGATACATTCGCAAATGCGGAGGATGAAATGCTTCGCATAACTGGCTCAGTTGGTGCTAAATGTCCAGCATTGACTAAGCAAATCCCACTCATATCCAAGAGCGGGTCAGCCTGTGTTAGTTGCGGGCTATGTGTATTCGGCAAAGCCGATATCCGATTCAGTTCAACAAAGAAATGAGGTAACAAATGAACGCATCATTCCGTATCGAACAAGTAAGTTTCTTACTTGATCAGTATCGAGAAGCAACGCACCGCCTAGGCATGCAAGACCTTGCCATATGGCAATCGCTTGAAGATATATACAAGCGACCAGAACTTCACGACTTAACCCTACTGTCCACTCGTGAAGAAGCCTTCGACAAAATTGTCAAGGACAATTGGTTCGTAGATATGGGTCAGCATTACTACGGATTGGACTATGAAACTATCGACGAACTTACCCTTGAGTATCTCAAGGATAACCAACTGGTAAAGGAGATAAACAATGACTGACATAACACAATACAACTGGATAACAGTTGCTAACCAAGAGTGGGGCATCCACTTATGGGGTGAGTTAGAAGAATACGATGATGGCACAGCCCAAGTCGTAGACATAGATGCACGAATACTCACACCTAAAGGTGAGGAGTTAACATACGACGCACAAAACTGGATAGATTTTCCAGAGGAAGTATGTAGTCTGGCTGATGCATTACTTAATGACCACAAGACAAGCGATAACATGCTCGAGACATGGGGTCACCCTAGTTATGTAGGGCGCACCAGTCTTTCATTGATAACAGATCAAAGATCTGTTTAGATAGTGGCAGCAACACCAACCGAAAGGAGAAACAAATGAATGAAGATATGACACCAGCAGAACTGTTTGCATTGGCTGACCAAGCCGAAGCAATGGGTCGTGGGTTGATGCAAAAAGCATTTGACCTACGAGCACAAGCAAGGAACAAGCAAACATGGGGTGCAACTGTGCGCCCAATGCCAACGGAAGGAGCAAACAAATGAAGGTAAAAGTATGTGATCCAAGTGGTGAGGTAATTGCTGAGGTGTACGACTACGCAGCAGGTGCCTTACTCATGAGCTTGTACGGTGATGGCTCGACCATCAGGCATAAGAATGTAATTCTGTGGTTGGAAGGCGCAGATGGAGAAGGTGCAAACAGTTATGACACAACAGCCATGACTATAGATGAACGACTACGAAAGGTAGGTGCAAGAGTATGACCATGATAGACAGAACACCAGCCAATGAATCGCAATCAGAGATTGCTTCATTGAATACCAAGATAGGCACACTCACCGAGACGTTGTATACACAACGCACTAAAGTGCGTGACCTAGTCACACGTATTAACGACTACATTGCCGCTAATAATTGTGAACTTACTGATGATATCCCACTCGAGTATATAAATGAGGTAATCACAGACACATTCGGAACACCTCTCACCTTCGAACATACGTACGAAGTGAAGGTAAGCCTGTATGTGGATGCCACATTCACGATCAAGGCTGAGAGTGAGGATGATGCAAAGGAAGAAGTAAAGAACCTATGGTTCACCGATGATGCACCATTCTCATTACAGAATGATGATGTAGAACAGAGTGATGTGTTCATTGATCGAGTAAGCGTACAAAGTGTGACCAGAATATGAGGTCATCCGTAACAAGAGGTGGTATCTGCCCCAATGGGGCAGTTATCATCGACCATAAGCCAGCACTAAACGATGATGCTCATGTTGTCCTGTGCCTTTGGGTACTGAATAAGCAGGAGCAAGTCCCGACCATACGCAAAGCTGACCCATATGTAACATGGAAAGCGTATGTAAATAGCGAAGGTATTTCGACCCTTCAAGGTCACTACTTCGACACACTCTCAGATGCAGTTGTTGATTTCAACAACCGAGTATGAGATACTAATCCCACAACCAAACGAACAGGAGAAACAAATGAGTACAGTAATATCCAACCCTCGTCGCCGTAGTGCATACCGCATTATTGGCGAGGCAGTAACCGCTACATCTGCAAAGGATGCAGCACAACAGGCTGGTCTCGACTGGCATGTACAACTGGCTGACGTACAAGCGTTAGCCGTAACGAATGATGGTGTCAACACCCTCGAAGTGCCATCAACATTCGCAACAGTCCGTACCAATAAGGATGCAACACAGTCAGTACTAGGTACTGTCGGTGGTAGATACAAGGTGTTCCAGAATGAGGAGATGTTCTCAGGTCTAGATGCACTGGTTGATTCAGGCGATGCAAGATATGCATTTGCTGGTGAGGTAAGGGGTGGAGCGCAGGTATACATGGTGCTCGAGCTACCTAACGAAGTTAAGATAGCCAACGACCCTCACTCCTGCTACCTTGTAGCAAGGACATCACACGATGGTTCAACTGCACTACAAATATCACCATCAATTCAACGCTTGCGTTGTACCAATCAGATAGCAGGTATCTTTGCTAAGGCTGGAACATACACACTCAAGCACACAACCAATGCTAAGTTCCGCATTGAGGATATCAAACGCATCATCCCTGTTACCTATGAGGGTATTAAGTTCTACGAACTTATCGGTAACAAACTTATCAACGAGAAGTTAACAGATGCAGAGGTAGACAATATCTTTAGTAAGATGTGGTCGATCCCAAGCATCATTGAGAACTCACCTTATGCATTGTTAAGTGCAGGGCAGAAGCGTCAGTTCAACTCAGCAACGGTAGCAAGGTCTACTGCTAAAGCAATCTATCGTGGTGATACTGGTACACAAGAGGAACTATACGGAACTAGGTTCGGTGTGTTCCAATCTATCGTGGAGTATGCAGATCACTACAGTCACAAGGCTGAGTCAGTACGAGCAGAGCGTATCGTTACTGGTTCTGCTGACCGCATCAAGAGCAAAGCTCTTGAACTACTGACGAAAGGAATCTAATGGATAATCCATTACAAAAGTATGCAGAGGAGTTGGATAATCCAACTCCTTTCGTACCACCAAAGATATCTATTCGCATGGCTAACTACATAATCAAGGCTCTTGATTACCTGCATATTTATGCAGGAGAAAAAGATGAGCCCGAACTTATAGAGTCAGACATACACAAGGAGGCAGAGGAAGCAATGGTTGACATTGTTGTTATGTCTCCAGAGGAGAATACAAATGGGTAAGTTAATAAGTAAAGATATCCTGCAGACTAGACCACCTAGTTTGCAGGTTAAACAGTTGGCTGGGTGGTCGTGGTACTGTCCGTATCACGACACCATGGGTAGTGGTGACACCGAACAAGAAGTCTTGTTCATCGCTGGTGCTCACCTCTACTACTTCTCCGAAGCCACACCTGATGAGTGTGACATCATCGTTAATGAACACAAGGTAGTGGAGGAGTAATCATGATACATGAAGTATGGAATGCAATCTTCTGTCCATACTGCAATGCAGTAATAGAAGCGAAGACAGAAGACAAAGCACAAGAAGAACTACTGCAACATCAACAGGTTGTGCAATGCATAAAGGTTTACTCTTGAGTAAGCCACGCCCAACTGAAATAAAACTAGTAGCGAAGCTACTAGATCCAGACGCAGATAACTCCGAAGATGCTACGGCACTAGCGATTGAAATCATTGAGGCTCTAGATAAATCTAGGACCAAGAGAGAATCGTTTATTGTCGTAGCAAAGTTGGCAGACTGGGTTCCAGTACAAGCATGGGGTGAGTTCAACACCCGCTTACAAGCGGAGAAGTTCTTCCCTAATCTTTCATCACCTGACACAGGTGGTAAGGGAGCAATAGTTCGTCTGGAAAATCCAGACGACCTACTCAAAAGAATAGGAGCACAATAATGTTTTACAATGGATTCACATTACTGATGCAAATCCTTGCAGGTTTAACTGCATACTGGGTTGGTAACCATTATGGTTACGAACGAGGTAAGACGGAGATGTATCAGACCTTAAAGAATCTAGATGCAAAGAGTAGAGAGTTCTTCTCTACTGTATCCAAGAAATAAACTAAAGGCGGGGGCGTTATGCCTCCGCCTTTTTTTCTTTCTCGCCTGCGACCATGTGCGTAACCCAATATAATTTATAAAACTCTATATCAAATGCAAATCGTTTCATGTGTTGAACTGTTGCTCCAGTATGAGCATAGAGTGGAACACCAGCCTCCTTCATTGCCATAAAGAACTGAATGTCTTCACCAATGAACTCATCCCTGCCACTTAAACCTTCTTTACCAGTAGAAGTTTCCATGAACAATGGTTTGTCACCATGAAACTTACGTATCGTATCAGCTGCTGACCTGTGCATGAGAAGGAATCCAAAGCCAGCGTAATCAACCTTCATCACAGCGTTCTCTTCTATCGGGTGAACATAAGACATCATGTATTTATCTGTAGGGTGGGCTATAAACAGCGCAGGGTATGGTTCCATGAGTGCCTGCTCGTTCTGTTTAGATATGAAGTATGTGCCAGTAACAACTGGTTTATCTTTGGCATCAGCCAAAGCCCACAACTTTTGCACAGCCTCGTTCGTAAGAACGATATCTGAATCTACCCACAAGATCCATTCAATGTCTGTCTTCTTATGCCAAGTATTAAATGCAGTCTCTCTTTGTCTACCTATCTGATTACCTTGCACACGCTGAGCTGAGACAATAGGTACACCACTAGTTAGAATTGTATACACAAGTCCTTGAGTAAACTTTCCATCAGTAGTTCCATTGTCACACCAAGTAACCATGATCCTATCTTTAACTGATTTAACTTTTGACATGGTCACCGCCCCATCCTCCACCTTTAAAGTGAATGGCTGGTGGTGTAAATACTTTAGTCAATGTGGCATCACATTTCTCACACTTAGGAAATGGATTATCAGTAATGATTAGTTCAACAACTGAATCACAGTCGTTGCATTTGAAATCATAGGTTGGCATTATTTCTTTTTCTTTTTCCTCGCTGCTGCTGCGTTGTCTACTAGGTTTGGATACGGTCTACCTGCTGCCTTAGCACGAGCACGTGCCTCAGATTTTTGTTCAGGTGTTAGTGGTGTTGATGTCTTCTTTGGATTAGTTGTTTTCCAAAATGGTTTCTTTTTCATTAGTATGGTGTTACCCCTCCGAGTTTGTCTGCTATTTCTTTTATTCCTTTTGCAACCAATTGTTCTACACGTTGAGGTGAGATATCCCAAGCCTCAGCTATGTCCGCAAGTGGCATGTCGTTCACAAATCTAGATGTCAGTATGCCTTGCATTCTGGGATCTAGTTTCTTCATTGCTCTATCCACATCAGCAATCATTGCTGCCAGATTGTTGCCTTCATTAGCTGGCTTCTTCGCCTTGACCCCATGTACATCTGGATCGAAGACTTGGTTAGCCAAGTATGATTCGTCAGTACCAGCAACCTTAATTAGATTCTCAATTAAATCTAGACGATAGAAGTATTCATCACCTAGTTCATAACCAAGAGTGCGAGCCTTCTCTTTGCGAGCGTATCGCTCGCCAGCCCTACGCATGAACGTACTGAATGCTTTGTATCCCTGCTTGATTTCAATAGGGTCTTCACGAATTAAATACTGTGCAACTTTATCTCTACGTTTCCATGCGTACTCATTCATTGCTTGTCTTATGTCTGCAAGTTCTACAAATCTATGGTAACGCTTGGACAAACCCCAAGCTATTGATATATTAATCTCATTAACTTCATCCCATATAGGATGATCACGGCTTAACTCAGTCATGGTCTTTAATTAAATATGCATGGGCTAGTAGCAGCAACTCTGGATCGTCGTTGAGTAGACCTAATACTCTATTGTGAGCCGAGCACAAGAGACCTCGTACCTTGCCAGTAGTATGGTCATGATCAATATCAAGAGCACGATGCGTATATGATTTTCCACAGATATAACACCCGCCGTTTTGTTCTTCAAGCATACGATTATAATCATCAACACTTATTCCGTAAGAGCGGATCCTTGAGATCCGTTGCTCTTCGTAAGTCTTATTCCGATTTCTTGGCATGCTTAGCCCATACCCCACGCTGCACCATCAATGCAATGATTGCGTAGTTTGCAATATCAACGAACGAATCTTCTAATGATTCGTTGTTAGGTTTAATATTTTTATATATCAGATTCTTTAATCGCTCAAGCTTGTCTGACATACGAACCATTAACCCATTAGTTGCACCGCCAGGTGCATTCCAGATATTGAATGGACCATAATCTATTTGTTTCTTTACAAGAACAGCCAGTAACTCATCATATATTTTCTGAGCATCCTCTTCAAACTCAAGGATTAACTGGTCAGATTTATCAGTCGCCAACAGAGCACCTTTCTAGTTAATTGCATTAACTAAGTCAGTCAATGCTTGTGCTCCTTGTCTGCAAATTATACTATTAACATCACTGTCAGGCGGTAGCGACACACGCACTGCTTGAGGTATTGCATCTTGTAATCTTCTAGCTAATTCCTGCCCAGGATTTGACCCATCTTCTTTGGCATCATTGTCAGTACAGATTATTACCGTACCTATCCCATCAAAGCAACGAGCAAAGTGAGGCTTCCAAGCGTTAACTCCTGCAACAGCGACAGCAGGATGACCAATAAGTGTTGCACTGATTGCATCTATTTCTCCTTCTACTATTAGGACTTTATTAATTGCGTTGAGTATTGCATCAACATTATATAGGTGGTGCTTCTGACCAGTAGGTATCATGTACTTGGGATCTCCTCCGTCAATACGACGGAACTTAAATCCAACTACCCCAGCCTCAGTTATATATGGAATAGATAAATGATTCTTGATTCTATCTTCATGCCCAGGTGCTACCTCTGCTACATATCCAAGCATGAACCGACTAGCACCATCAAGAATCCCACGCTCTTTTAAGTAAGCCTCTGCTGGTGAACCAGCAAGGCTCTCGTGGTATTGCTTGGCTGCTCTAGTCCATAGTTCAATTAGCTTTGGATTAATTCTCATCCCACTCCTGCTTCGCCCATAAGGTAAAGTTAATATAAAATATTAAGAAATCAAAACGCATTACTCTGGCATCTATATATTCAACTAGATCAAGTGAATCTAAATCTTCATATACTGAAGTCATAGTGTGGTAAGTAATACCAAGACCCCAACAATAAATACGATTAAACCCTACATATAAACTAAGTCTTCCCACTACCTCTTCTCCTGTCTGTGCATTAAGAATGGAGGTGCAGTATACACATCATTCCTCGCTGCTATCTGCAACGCCTTACGCCAAGTTGCGCCTTGTTGTAACGCACCTACTGCATAAGAAGATCCTGATCCTATTCCATACACACCATCATCACGCAAGAATACCGAGAAGGTATCATCTATTTCATAGATAGTTCCATTAACTGCAATTAAAAATAAAAACTCATAGTCATCTGACTTTTCATCTGCTACCCAACCATTTTCTTTCAAACACTCACGCATACTAGGAACTATATCTGTAATCATAAAATGATATGGATCTTTAATTGAAGGTGGTAGTGCTGGTGGTTTCCAGATATGTTGGATGGTATCGCATGGCATGGTTGTGCCAGCTCCTGCAATTACATACTTACCACGCTTAGTAATCTTTGTAATAATAGGATGAGAGTATGGTCTGCCCTTTTCTGTAGTTGTACGAGAGTCGGCTGCTATAACGCAATGATCATTCTTTTGTATACCAATGATGGTTGTCATTACTTCCGCAATCTTGGCGGTATCCACCGACCATTGGTTCGTCTTCTGCCACGCATAGGCGTGGCAAACTCTTTACTCTTTTCTGATCCTATATTTTTTTCTGCCCACTTACGAGCCTCTGAGTATGTTAGCTTCTCACGAGCCATGATTATGTGAATACCAGAACCACTACTGTTACATGCATAACATACCCAGACACCCTTGTCTGAATTAACTGAAGCAGACTTACGAGAATCATCATGCACTGGACAGAGAATAGACTTCTCTCCTTGTGGCAAGGTTAAACCATAATGATTAAAGACTGCTTCAAGAAATTCAGGTTGATTCATTTAATACCAATTCCTTTCTTGATGGAACTCGAACGCCTTGCACCAAGTTCCGTACCGATGAAGCACATACTTGTGTGCTTCTGATGTTTGTTTGAGTATTGACCACTCTGGTTTTCCCCAGAGTAACTGCCAAACTCCACGTGCTCCACTCGATTTGTTGTACGAGTCGATGTTGTAACGGCTCTCCTTGTACGCAATCTTCTTCGCACAAGCAGCTTCTTTCTTGTTTGTCGTTACTGTAGTTAGAGCCAACTCCAACGCCTCTTCCTTGTCCAGCGTAGATATACGATGTTCCAAGGTCATTAACGGAGAGTCCGCTCTTGCTGGTGATATCAATAGAAGCATCACCGTTGTTACGGTCATTGCAATCAACCGCATAGTTACCTCTTTTCATTTGATAACTAACTGTCACCTTGTTATCTATGTCCATTGTAACCTGCCTGTTTAAGCAGATCGACCCAGAGTTGCGCTGGCATTACTGCATACGACTCTGAGACATTTGTTGTGCCACGTTTCTTTACTAGTACCACTCCAGTCTCGGCATCTGCATGAGTCATTTCATTGTCTAACTCTTTCATATACCCAGACAAATCTATCTTCTTTTCATTCTTACATTCTACTACAACACCATCTATGCCATCAATATCGCCGACGTCGTCGTGCCTACCTGCACCATACGCCCGCTCAGCACAAGGGAAACCATTAGCAACTAACCACTTGGATACATCACGCTCATACTGCGAGCCTTTGCGTTTACTTGGTGTTGACATAATGACTTACCAATATTTGTTTAACTTCTATACCAAGTTTTTTTCTGATTCGCATTCTCTCTCTTGGAGAAGTGCCACCCCATATACCATGTGACTCATGGGCAAGACCCCATTCTAAACAAGCTTGCATTACTGGACACTCCTTACATATTGATTTGGCTTTCCGTTCTTCACTACTTGTAGCATTGTTGTGCTCTTGAAAGAAAAACTCTAAACCAATTCCTCTGCAAGTTGCACTAGTGAAGTCTGGATATTTCATTGATGAGTACCTCTATCGGTTGTAGTTGGTTAGCATCCATTACTAACCGAGTGCCATAACCGTAGTCATGTAAGTAATGATTAGCAAGGAAGTTTTCTCGTGTTGTCCAACCAATTACATCAAACAAACTATCCACATGTGGAAGTTGTTTATCCCCAGAAAATTTTACAAGTACAGCCACATCAGATATAAATAATTCTGGTGCATTAAATATTAATTGCGATAATGTTGACGTCTTAACCTGTATAGATTTACCCAATACTGATATGAGGTCGTGTCCGTTATCACCGCCAGGCGTAATCGTTTTATCCGTCGGTATCCCAAGGACCCTAGAACATGCCACCTCACCCAGCCTACCCATAAGATTAACGGAATACGAGGAATTATTTTTATCAAACTTACGATCCGTAACATCAAACTCTTTCTTGTTCTGTCTTACCCTGTGGATAAACCTAAGTGAATCTATAATCTCATCTTCAGTTAGTTCTACTTCCATTGTCGCAAAGTCCTTGCCCTGTTTAATTCTGTGGGAGAGTTATATAAACTCATATGACTTGGTTCAACAGATAAAGTTATATAATTTTCTGCCGTTGGATCTGCCTTACCATGGCGATTCTTTACAACAGCAACTCTATAAGCATTGGCTACAGCATCTAACGCTACGCTCAGTACTAGTTCAGGTAAGGCGGAGACCTTACCCATTAAAGCTTTACGTGGGGCTGGGTAGTTAGGCTTAGACATCTTCTCATTTTCAGATACATGGTGTAGCACTATGAATGCTGATTCATATTCTCTAGCCATGTAGTGGAACGCAGACATTGCATCACGCAATGCTGTCCATTCATTGTCGCTAACCGCAGCAACATTCATTAAGTTATCTATATAGATTGCTGATGGTGGAGCACCGTGCAGTTCAATCCAAGCTTCAATCTCTTCTTCAATATCTTGTAAAGAAGGAGAGGGGTCAAAACTAAAACGAACATGTGAAGCACCATCAGCCAGTGCATCTTCCAATAAGACAGATGCATCAGAGTCCATCATCTTCTCCATATCAGTTACTGATTTATTCATTAGGATTGCACCAGCACGAAGGGCTATCGTTCTTGAATCAGAGTCTGCTGAAAAATATAATGCTGGAGTCTTAGATGTAATTGCGTACCATAAAGCAAGCATGGTTTTACCACCACCTGGTTGCGCTGCAACCAAGTGTAATTGTGCCTGACGGAATACAACTTGATTGCTGGTGAGTTGAGGAAGAATCTCAGGAAGGGCATGCCCTGCTGGAGATTCGACTCCTACTACTTGCAATAAGGTACGCATGGATTACTTAGTCCAGATTGTTTCTGCTTCTACTGCGCCAACAGTAAATGGCTTTGGTCCCTTAGCTGGATCAAACCAACCTATGTAAGACTTGCCTGCTTTCGATACGCCCTTCTTCTTAGCGTACTTACCTCTACCATCTGGTAGATCAGGTGCATCTGGGTGACCATATGTCCATTCATTGTCGTATCTATCTTTGATTACTTCAATACCAGCAGGAACTACAGTTGGATTTAATCCACTAGCAGTTAGTACTTGCATTGATTTATCCATTGATGTCATGCCACCACGACCACCAAGGGCGATCTGTAGTTCAGTTGCTGCTTTGATTGCTTCAACTGCAGCCTGCATGTTAGTAGCAAACTCAGCAGCACTGTCACCTCGGACGGTGAATAGGTCAGTACTGTTTAGCTTACCTGTATATGAGAACTTAGACTCAGTCATCTATGTTCATCCTTTCTTTCCCTTTGTTGTTGGTATTTTCAATGGGAAACTTTTACTACCCATGGCTGGGCATTGGGATTGGAATGAACACATGCGACATGAGTCGCCAACGGATGGTGGGAACCATCCTTGTAATACTGAATGGTTCATTGCGCCAAATACATAATCAAAATATTCTATTGTTAGGTGCGACAAATCTATTAGATCGTCAAGCGAACCTGATCTTGTCATAAAGAATGCTCCCCACTTGGGGCGAATGCCATAAGCTTTTTCAATACCAGCAGCATATAAGCCTGCTTGAATCATACCGAATGGTGTCCTAGAACCTGTCTTGTAGTCAACGATTACCAAGTCTTCCCCTACTTGGTAGATCGCATCAACAATAAATCGAACTGGTGTTCCCCCGAAGTGAACATCTGCTGACCATTCAATTCCAGGACGACCATCTGGCATCGTAGCAATTTGCCAACCAGAAGACTCATACCATTTCTGATACGCCTCTACCTGCTTGAGTCCATCGCTTTGCCAAAACGATAGATCTTCTCCGTCTGGGCGCAAGGTGGTCTTGCGTCCAGCCGTCTTCCACTCTGTCGAGGGAATACCTGTCTTGTCTTCGGTCTCCTTGACGGCATCATTAAATACCTCAAGCCACTTCTGTGTCAAATCAAAGGAAGTCATCAGTCTCTCCTTTGTACTCAGGGTGATCGGCTGGTGTTGGGGCGGTCATAGGAGAACCACAGTTAGCGCAGAAGGAATCAAGAAACCACATGACCAGTTCGTAATCTTTAAAGATTGCCCTAATGACCTGTATGTCCGAACCACAGTTGATACACTCATTGCTTGGTATACCACGCTGGTCAATTGCCAAGTTGCTTCTTATAGAACTCATGGTTTAACCACTCCAGCATGGAGTGGACAGCCGAACCAGCAGCAAGGTACACCGCAGGTTTCTCTGGAACCATAGCTATTTTGCTAAGATAATATTTCTGTGGACAGGACTGCCATGTAGATAACTGGCTATAAGATCTATGAGGAGGAAGTTCGTTCATAGTCGAATAGTAATCTAACCAACTGACATTCTTTGGTAGCGACACGAATCACATTTATACCAAAGATCTGATAAAGTAAAAGGGTGGTGGGTGGGAAAGGCTCGCTCAGGCGAGCCGTGAAAGATAATAGGAAACAAAAAAAGAGGGGGATCAATTAAGATCCCCCTCTCTTCTTAGCCCTACCATTCAGGTGGAGCAACTGCGAGCGCATCTAGCGTGGCTATATTGATGCACCCGACTGCTGGGATGTCAATACGACGCTGCAACCCTTTTAACATTTCCTGTAGGGGAGCATCAAGCACATCATCGCCAGCAACATTAAGAGCTATACGAACCTTCGTAACTAGCTCACTTCTTTCATCTGGTCCAACAAGTGTCAATAATTTATTTGTATCCATTAAGAAATAATTTGTTCGGTATCAATAGTCTGTAACTGAATAGTAACTATTCCTCCGAACCCACTCGCAAAAGTGGGAGGTGCTGCTTGCTCAAATTGAATAGCACGGATAACACAGATTCTTTCTTCTCCATTAGAAAAGTCTTGGTAGAGTACTGCTCCTCCATTTTGTTCAATGCGTTCCAAATAACTAATCCGTTCCCACGGTATTGAGATTCTGGTATTGCCATTGGGGTCTCGCTCCTCTTCATAACAAAGTAATGGAACAGTTAATGTTCTAGATCTTTGTGGTGCAGGTAATGCACGTATCTGCCACTCTTCTAATTTAGGTGACTTAGTAGTATCAGATGAATCTCTAGTAAAGTTAAATGTAATTTCAAAGTGATCTGATGGTTGGACATAGCCAGCTAATGTAATCTCAGTGCTCATACCAAGGGGAGTTGAACCAATAGTTATAAGTTGATCATCTTGGTCTTCTACAGTAAAACCTAATGTACCGCCAGTGTCTGCCTCAGAGTTAATCAATAAAGATACTGGTTGTTTTCTTTCACTAGTACCCCATCTAATCCAGCCAGACTTTAAATAACCAGATGTTGCTTTAACTGTAGCAGATTCAATCCACACACCAGTAGATGATGTAATAAGTTTTTGTCCTGTTGTACCAATAAATGCAACACCGTTAGGTGAACTGCTATCAATAACTAAATCAGATGCATAGGCATAGCCATTACCTACGGCTTGACCTAGGTTAATTCGCCACAATCCAGTAGACCCAGATACGGTTTCAGATCTAGTTCCGTATACATAAGACTGGTCAAAGGCTAAGTCAGATACATTACCAGTAACATTAAGAGGTCCATATGTAAATGATGTACCATCTGTTCCAACTGTACCTACACGAATACCTTTAGATGTAGCAAGAACAACAAACTCATTTAAGTAAACTCTAACCTGCTTTAAAGATTCACCCCTAGGTAACTCTGCAATAACGACAGGGTCGTTAATTGCAGCTACTGCAGAGGTAGCATTCATTGTATAAGATTGGATTCTTGATACGGCACCTTGTGTATAGCCAACAATAATAGATCCAGGCAGTTCACTAATTGAATTAAAAGTTAAAGATGTATTTGCAAACGTGTATCTAATATCACCACTTGCCATTGTATTAGGAGGAGAAGTTGGGTTCCTACCTAATTCATATACATGTACATCAGCAGAGTCATGCATAACTCCAGCAATAATTCTATCTTTAACATAGGCAATTGCTTGAACTGTTTGTGTTGTTACTGCCGATGGCTTGCTATATAATTTAGTTACAGCCAACGCTGTGCTTACTTGATATATACCATTGTTAGCTCCAACAATTGCAAAGGTTCCATCTGATGTTAATACCTGTGCGGTTGTAGATGTAGCCAAAGATGTGGATGTAGTTGTACTACCATTGTAAAAACTTACGTTACCACCTGATATAAAAAATGTGCCACCTGATACAGTTGCTGGGTAAGATGCTGCTGCTGTACTTAATTGTGTGGTTGCTGGCAATAATGAAAGCTCGCCAAGAGTCCAAGGATCTACGTTGTTTGATTCATAGAATCTAAATAGATCAGATGACTCTGCGTCATAGAATCTTTCGCCTGCACCATGATGCCATGAGGTTGCAGATCTTAACCACCAGTTAGATAGCGACTGCTCACCAGCAGTTGCGCTCTGGTCAATACGTTCCTTCTGGTATGTCGTAGTAATTCTAGAAATTTTATTATTATCGGAAGCAGCAGAAAGCCAAGGAGTATTACCTATAGCATAACTAGCAGCGAAATCCTCACGTTGGTATCTAACCAACGCAGTAGGGATGTTAACGCTAATTGCAATAGGCAAATCACCTTTAAGATATTTGTTGGTTGTTGCCACGCTTTATCTCCTACTTCTTATTTGGTTGTTCCATCCATTTAAACCATGGTGATGCGTCATTACCACATTCATCTTTAATAGATATGTGTAAATGTTTTATGTGTTTATTAGAGCCAGTATATTTTCTATCGCCTTTTTGTTTAGACCAAATACGACTATCAAATATTAAATAAGAAACTCTATTGTCTTCTTTAAGTCGATTGTAAATATCTTTACAATCTACTCCACCAATAGGATCATGAGTTAGATCTACTGCTAGACCAGTATTGTGGTCTGAATCAGGACTGGCTACTTGATGAGCAGCAGATGGTAGTAGACCATCGCTTGCTTTCTTCCTCTTTGGAAACAATTCCGTCGCTTGGCGCAGCACAGCAATTGCAGCAGGTGTGGCTTTCTTGACTACAGGTTTCATTCATTACTCTTTCCAGCCACTAGTTCATATAAACTGTCAATCCTAGTTTCTAATCTAGAAATGGAATCTTTTATCGAGCTGCCCCCATTCGGGCGAAGTTCATTAAGGTAATGCTTTACCAGCCAACGAACTGAGCCAGCAAAGCTGGCGACTATTGTGGTTACCGCTACTGCGATACCAGCCCATTCGTTGGTAGTCATTACTCTTTAGAACCTATGCCGTATTCGGATTCTGTCTTGTCTAATGCTTTGGCTGCAGGACCTGCGATAGCAGCAACAGCAATAGATACGATTGGATCTAATCCAAGTTCATTGCTTGCTAAGAATCCTAAGAATGAAACTAATACACCACGAAGGTATGACTTAAGTATTGCCTTTTGTTTTGTTGTTAATTTTAATCTGTCCATTTATATCTCCTTTATAGTGCTGCGATTTCAGCAGCAGTTAAACCAAGTGCTGCTAACTTTGCTTCTGCTGATGCCTTGGCTGCAGCTTTAGCTAATTCAATTGCCTCTTGTTGTTCTTTTCGAACTGCATCAGCAGCAGCCCTTGCTTCCATTTGCTCAATTTCTTCATCAGTCAACTCAATGACTGTCTGTTCACCAGTAGTGCAGTTTACTTCTAATCTAGTTGGTCTAGACATGTTTTCTCCTTATGTTGATTTGTTTGTTGTTAGATGCCATACACATAAATACTTGTACCGCTAACTATTTGATTTGCGCCATCACCATCAAAATCAACCCTGTCTACAGCATTATTAAAAGCCCATTTTTGACCTACTGTATGAAGAAGACCTTGGGCAGCAAAGTTCTCGGCAGTTGCTTCTGTTAGTATCATTTTATGTTGAGTTGTAGATGAGTAGTTATTTATGTACATCATAGTATTTGTAAAGATATCGCTGGTTGAACTTCCTGCATTGCAATACATATGGTCCCACCTATCGCCATTAGACTCATTAAAAGAAAATGCTGTTGCAGTGGTAGGTGAGTAGATAGATTGAGCGTAATAGCCACCACTTTGCCCATTGTTTAAAAACATTTGAAAGTTGGTAATAACTTGAACACCTGTTTGACGGGCTCTAATAAAAAATATTAAATCCGTGTAAGTGGCTGGAATATTTGAAAACGTAACAGCACTTTGATTTGATGTTAAAACAGTTTTACCAATAAACTTATATGTGTTTGCTATGTTTATGCCTTTAGTATTCCGTAGAGTGTAAGTTTATATCCAGTATTTAGTGACCCGCCTTGTTCAGGGAATACACGTATTTGGTTTATTGCAGATGTGTTACGCCAAGTAGACTGTTGAAGTTGCACTAACCCTACTGCTCCGTTGACTCCATGAGAGAGTATTGTTTTAAATCCGTTTGTGCCTGAGTAGTTATTGATATGAACTAATCCAGCACCATTGGTTGTGTCAACTCGCCCAACACTGCCACTTGTTGTAGTCGGTTGGTAATCACGACCAACACTGCTCCCAGCAGAATAAATGTATCCGTATGAGTAATTGTTACCTGTGTCAATTGAGCCATTTCCTACTTGGATTAGAAGCGCACCTTCACCTAGAGTGCAACTTCCGCTCATAGTAAAAACAAGGTCTGTGTAAGATTGTGAAATGCCCGTAAAAGTGTAGTTGGCTTGACTGCTAGGCAAAGTATAACTTTGGATTAGTTCATAAGTTCCTGGCATATTTATTCTCCAATACCATAAAGGGCAAAAACACTGCCCGAACGAAAAGTAGTACTTCTTGCAATTAAATCAAGTCTTGTTATTGCAGTAGTTTGGCTAGTCATATTAGAAACATTTGAGGCTCGCATGCTTGAAGAATTTGTAACAAACCCTTGATAACCACGTGTTGTTTTAGGCTTAGAGCCCGTGTAATCTAATATATCTATAACATAAGATGCAAAGAAGTTAGTTTGGCTAGTAAGGGCTTCGTATATCATAGTACTTCTTGGTCCAGTATTTTCATCAAAACGACCATTAGAAACCCAACCATTTACGTGGTGGTAGTAAACCTCACTAGTGACGTTGTTAATTGTACCGTCTAATTGAGTATCTGTGGCTGAAGCAGCGTATACCCGAAGTTGAAGGTGAGTGTAAGTTTGTGGAATACTATTAAAAGTAATCGTGCCACTTGTGCCATCTGCTACTTGACTAGCAATAGAAGAAAATGAGTTAGGCACAACTGGCACGGGTGGAACTGATAACGCTCCATACCCTCTAGCACTGGCACCAGCCAGTGTGGTAACAAGTGGTGACATCTAACTCCCCTTAAGCAAACTTAGTTTGTGTTTCAAGAACTGTGTATGTTGCTGATGCAGTCTTAATAATTGTAAATGAATAAGCATCAATAGATGATGCGTTACCAGCCGTGATTGCTGCTGGAACTTTTGGAGTTACAGTAGTTCCATCAATTTGGATTGTGTTTGGATAGTAAGCAGTTGCACCATTAGTGTTAAGCCACACAAGAGTAATTGTATCTCCTATTGGTAATGCAGTATTAAGAGACACGGAGCTGCTATATCTAAAGTTAAGAGTATGGTTTGCTGTTGCGTTAGATGTGTAATACCAGATAGAAGCAGTTGAGACATCAAAGTTAATTGTGCCAGTTGCAGCAGAAGCCACAACATTTATATCTTCTTCTAGCCCTTTGATAGTTGCATCAACAAGTGATCCACCAGCAATAGTTGCTGTGTTTATTGCAGGACTTGTTAAGGTTTTATTGGTAAGGGTATCGGTAGTTGCTAAACCAACAAGAGGGAATCCACCCGCTGTTGATCCATCATGTACTACTACAACATCTTTATCGGTATCTACTGTTAGTTCACCAAGTAGTCCTGTAAAGGCTGCGTGTTGTGCCGTAGTTCCTCTACGGCGTTGGAATGCGAATGGCATTATAGTGTTCCCCAATCTGAGAGGTTGGACCAAGAAGCGGTAGTTCCGTTATTGGTTAAGAAATATCCATTTACTCCAGCAGAGATAGCAGGTATATAACCTGCTGCAGCAGAAGCACTTGCTGCTGCCGAGGTTGCACTTGTTGCTGCTGAAGATGCTGAGGTTGCTGCTGAAGTCTGCGATGTTAACGCACTTGATGCCGAGGTAGCAGCAGAGGTGGCACTGGTTGAAGCATTGCTTGCATAAGTAGAAGCAGATCCAACTGAAGTAGCAGCCGAACTTGCACTAGTTGCTGCAGAAGCAGCCGATGTTGCAGCTTGACCAGCAGATGTAGTTGCAGTTGCTGCGGATGCAGCAGCATTGGTAGCACTAGTTGCTGCTTGACCTGCAGAAGTTACTGCAGTAGCTGCAGAAGTTACTGCCGTAGCAGCAGAAGTTACCGCAGTTGCTGCGGATGAAACTGCTGTTGCTGCAGAAGATACTGCAATACTTGCAGATGATGCAGCACTAGTAGCAGAAGTGGCAGCACTAGTTGCACTAGTTGCTGCTGCTGTTGCCGAAGCCTGTGTATTAGTTTCAAGTGAAGATAAAGAAATCCATGTACCAGTAGAGTTATCAGCAGATGTAATATCTCCCATGTCTCTGACAAGACCAGATGCAACTTGACCAGCAACTGAAGTATAAGAAGCATTAGCACTTGTGGCAGATGTTAATGCCGAGCTTGCAGATGTTGATGCACTGGCTGCACTTGTTGCAGCAGCGGTAGCACTAGCAGCAGCAGAGGTTGCAGAAGTTAATGCAGAAGACGCACTGGTTGCTGCACTTGTAGCACTTGTAGTTGCAGCGGTTGCTTGTGTTGCTGCAGAACTTACAGAGGTAGCAGCACTAGTTGCACTAGTTGCTGCTGCGGTAGCACTTGCTGCAGCGGATGCAGCAGATGTGGCTGCGTTGGTTGCTTGAGTAGATGCAGATGAAAAACTTGTTGCTGCCGAAGTTGCGCTAGTAGCAGCAGCCGTTGCAGAAGCTGCAGCAGATGTAGCTGAAGTTGAGGCAGAGGTTGCGCTGGTTGCTGCAGCAGCAGCAGATCCAGAAATGCTAGTTACGTATGCTTGGTTAACTGCATCCGTAGAACTTGTTGGTGTTGTTGGTACATTTGTAATTCTATTGCTATTAGCATTGAATGTTCCAGCAGCAGTAATAATTGCTGCGGATAAAGTCTTTGTTCCAGTAAGTGTTTGTGTGCCACCAGTACCAACAAAGTCACCAGATATACCATGAACATCAGTAGTTGCTACTTCATGTGCTCTTGATTCCGTAAAGTCTCTAGCCGATACACCGTGTTCAACGTTAGCACCAACAGCGTGTGCCTTAGCACCAGATGAGTCAATGTTACGTGTGATCTGATAGGAAGAACCTACAAGACTGGTTACCTCAATGACCTCTTCATTCGCTGTATCCTTTTCAAGGATCAGTGTATAAGGATATTGTGCAGGTAAATTAGATGCAGCAGACAGTGTTAAGCTGGTTGCTGAAGAAGATATCGAATCCGCTAAAGTTGTCTTAGCAGCATTCGAACTATAATAGCGTGACGGTGATGGCATTTATTACCTCGAGTACTGGATAGTGTTTAGGAAGTTGTCTTGTTGTTTTGCTATTTCTTCCGCTAGGCGGACGGTATAAAGCTGGAATATATACTTGGCTGTATTTGTAGAAGCACCTGCTGAAACAGGTTGATCTAAAGCATCAGCAGATACCGATGTAGCAATTACCTTACCTGGATCAACTGTTGATAACAGTCGATACATAGCACCAAGGCGGACTACATCCTCACATGATGCTGGTAAACCACTTACTGTTAACTCTTGGTTATCAGTAATAGTTGTTGGGAACTTTGTGTATTGAACACGAACTGCTGCTCCAGGCATTGGTGCTTCATTTAATATTAAAGCTTGTCCAGTTGAACCTGAATATAGATAGTTAGTATCTAGTCTCCAACGCTTAATTAAGCCCCAGACTCCTGAAGAATCGGGTAGTTCCCAAGATACTCCAGTAACGTTTACTAAAGCAGTTGGCATTACATAAGAAAAATCACTACCATTAAATGTAAATGTTTCATTAGCGAGAACAGGAAAGTTCATTCCTTTAATTGTTTCAAGGATTGCTCGCTTAACTTGAGTACGTGGGAACATAGGATTGTTCTTGACAACTGATCCAGATACATGGCTAGTGGCAGTAGTAGAACGCCACCCTCTACCAGAAGGATTTGCCGATGTTCCTAAAATTTGAATTGTTCCAGATGCTGCCACAGATTTTTTAACATATAGTAATTCATCATCAATTTCAACAATACCTTTACTTAAAGCAGTAGCATCATCTACAGTTATAGATATATCACCTGCTGTTGTAGTATTAGTTGTAATAGTTACTGACTCTTGGTTCTTAACATAACCACTAACTTCACCAAGCGTTTGCTCTGTTAATTGATTTAACGTAGCCATTATGCTTGAACCGCCTTTCCTAAAGTATCGGATGCCATAACAGCAGCCTTGATATCATGCAACTTTGTAGACCTAGGTTGAATACCTTGTTGTCTTGCACTTCTATATGCGTTTAATTCTGTGTTGGCTTGCTTAGATACGGCATTAGCCAGTGGATCTGTAATACTAAAATTTGCTGCTCTTGCACATTCGCCCCAGTTAGCATGGTCTTGGGTCTTACAACCAGATCTACAGTTACTCATCCCAGATGTAATCTCCATAACCTGCTGCTGTTAGCTCAGCAGCTTCAGCGTCTGTAATAACATTGTCATACCCACCACGTAATACACGTTGGTATGTGGCTAGATCACTATCTTTAGGAACAACAACTGTTGACCATGTTCCGTTATTCTTAATTACACTCTTACCAATTGGATAAGATACAAACCAAAGATCATTAGGACGACCAAGTCTGTAGCGATAAGTAGGTCCACGGAATATTTTTGTCATTACCATTTCACCTTATCTGCCCAGTATGCTGCTGACATAACACCTTTGTTTATGTTTTTAGAATGTCGGGCTTTAAAAGACTGGCGTCTTTGTCGGTAAGACTTTGTCTCACCAGACTTCTTTGGAGATCCAGATACACCCTGTTGACCAAACCTAATTGTCTTTACTTGGGAGCCAGACTTGGCTACAACCACATGAGATTTTTTAGGATGGGTAGGTGTTTTCTTTGGTTTATTAAAACCAGATACGCCTGCTCTTTTAAGCCTTGGGTCCATTCTTCTTGTACTCTCCAACTTTTCCGAGTATTGATTTGATACGTCCGTCTTTGTTTATACGAACTACCATTCCATTTTTAATCTGCATTGGGTTGAAACCATCATGGCGTTTATAAGTGCCACTAGATGACATTACTTCTTCTTACCCATTTTCTTAACCATTGCTTTTTTCATAGCAGGTTTTACTACCATCTTCTTACCAGTTTTCTTGGCTGCTTTCTTAGCCATAGCCATTCCTGCTGGTGAGTAACTAAATTTCATTCCGCCTACATTTGGCATTGCTTTCTCCTTTTATTGTTGTTGGGTGAAGAGGGGCTGTTGCCAGCCCCTCTTCTTTATAACTAAGCTGCGATACTTGATTTAGTCTTAATGACGTAACGTGCTTCCTTGCGGAAGATGTTCCATCCAAGAAGACCTTTCCATCCAGCAGGACGGAAACGCATTAACTTATCAGTTACTGGACCGATAACAGTCTTTGGCTCATATGTAACTGCTTCGATAAGAGCTTGCTTACCAAGAAGAACAGTTGCGAAAACCTTTGATGTACCAGATCCTGAAATTGATTCTGCACGAGGTGTCTCGATATAACGAATCTGATCAAAGATTCCGATTTCACCTGTCCATAAGTTACCAACACCAGCATCAGTGTAGGTATGAGGTAGTTGCCATACAGCAGATCCGCTTGATTGTGCTTCTGAACGAAGGTCATAAGACACATCTGGGTGGATAAATGCTGTGTAGAAGCCACCATCACGAGGTGATACGTTAGCTCCACGTAGTTTTGCAACGCCTTTACGAGCAAGTGCTGCTGTGATGTTTGCTGCAGTTGTGCTTGCAGAAACGTCCTCACCGTTTAAAGTGGACTCATCAGCAGATGATGCTCCTGTAAAGCGACCTGTTGCAAGAGTTGTCAACTTGTTCCATACAATTGCATCAAGTGAATCACGCATATTGAAAGACAACATGTCAGCGACTGCTGGGTCAATTGCAGACAAAGACTCTAGAGCAAGCTTCTCAGTTGTGATAACAGCATTACCGTATTCGTTAACTGTTACGTTAACACGGTTAGTGTTGCTCAACTGTACTGCATCTGGATCTTCAGTCTGAGTTAGTGCTGAAGTAGCACGAGATAGATCGGTGTAGACTTGGAATACAACAGTGTTACCAGGGTTTGTCACATCGACAGGACGCTTGTCCGCAAACTTGCGGAACATTGGCTCTGATCGAAGGTTAAACTCGATATACTTATCATACGCCGTCTGCACCAAGTTCGACATCGTTGATGTCGTGGTTGATGTTGCTGGGGTAGTAGGCATAATTTCCTTCTATTAGGGTTTGATATGGACTATCAGCGTTTTAAGAAGTTGGTTAATTCCTCTGGACTTGTTGCGTTAGCAATAAGTGAAGAGATGTCTCGACCCACATTTGGGTCCATATCACCATTCTCAAAGTCTGATATTTGCTCAAAAGATTGAGCGTCAGCATCTGGTTCATAACCAGCTTCTGACTCATCAACGGCAGTAATTCCAAAAGCTTCGCCGTATTCAGTTAACCATTCAGAAATGCTATCCTCATCGGCTTCTATTTCCGCTGGAATGAACTGAGCGATTTTTGGACTAAGTCCAAAGCCAGCTAGGATTTCTCCTACTGATGCTTCATGACTATATGTTTGAAACTCTTCAATAACTTGATCCCTTTCTTTAATTTCTTTAGAAAGTAGATCAACTTGCTTGCGTAGTTTCTTTACTAGATCAGTGCCGAAATCCGAAGAGTCATCCTCGAAGTCGTACTCTGTATATTCTGCCATTGCGTTTTCTCCCTATTAGTTGATTGGACCCTCATCGGGCTTGCACCACACGTACTCCTCACTAGGGGAAGTGATTCATAGAAGTGATGACTACCAGACTTATACTCGTTACCTGGGCTGGTCGATCAGGAACGGAAACTATTTATACGTCTGCTGTTTTAGATCTACGACCAAGTGATGCCGTATCAATTGCAGATTTCTGTTGGAACTTGGCTCTTTCTTGAGAGGCAAGTTTCTTCTTCTTGATGGTTACATCAGTACCACCAGCAAGAGCTAACTCTTCACGAGCAAGATCTTGTTCGCTACTAGTCTCACCATAAAGACCCATTAAACGTTTGTAATCTCTTTGCTGTGTAGCAGCGGTCTGGAACGCAGACTCTGCTTGACCTGCTTTACCAGCAGCATAGATTTCTTCAGCAAATGCTTTGTCAGACATCTGACCTGCACGAAGTGCAGCCCCGCCAATCTCAGCAGAGGTGTACATCTTCTTAGCTTCTTCAGTTGTGTATTTAAATCTAGAGTCAATAACATTCATTGCTCTATCTTTATCTAGAAGATATGCTGTTAAATCTGAATTACTTAAACCATAGAAATCTTGAAGTGCTGTCTTAATACCTTGGTCAGCATTGTTTAAAGCATTTCTGGCTATGTTAACTCGGTCAGTTAATTCTGCTGTGCTTACACCCATAGCAATAAAGTTAGTAAAATCTTCTTGCTGATCATAAAATCCTGTAGGAAGCCCTGCTTCTTTAAGGATTTCTTCGTAAGCTTTTTCAGTTTGAATGTATTCATAAGGTGTAAGAAGTCTGTCTCCAGGTCTTCCCTTACCATCAGCCATACGCTTTTTAATTGCTTCATTCGCAGCAAAGCGGGTCTTGTAAGCCCCGCTATTGTAAATACTATTTAAAACTTGTGCATCGGTAGGTGCTATATTATCTTCATAAACCTTATCAATTGTTTCCATAAGAGAATCAATGTATGCTTGACCTAATCCAGTATTTTCAAACATCTTCATTACTGAATCACGAGCACCAAAATCTTTATATGACTCTATTAAAGAACCTTGTGTACCATCTGACATGGTTTGATAAACTTCAACTACGCCACCAGTTTTACGTACACTTTTCTGACCAACAACCTTTGGCTTAGCAGCTTCTGCTGCTGCAGCGGTTTGCATTGCTGCAATCTGTGCTTGTAATGCAAGGAGTTGTTCACTGACAGATGCGGTTGCTACTGTTACTGGATCAATAAATGTTGAAGTAGATGTGCTGGTGTTGGTAGCAGTACTGGTTGCAGTTGATGTTGCCGTACTAGTTGCCGTTGATGTAGCAGTACTTGTTGCAGTGTCAGTAGCAGTATCTGTGCTTGTTTCAGTTGATGTTGCAGTTGATGTTGCAGTCATTCCAGATAAAGGATCAAAAGATGTAGTTGTTTTTGGTGCTTTAACTGCTGGCTCTAAAACAATTTTTGTATTAGAAAAAATAGTTCTTCCATCATTATATTTAGGATTACTAGTTAATGCTGGATTTATAGCAAGCAATTCTTTTACGGTTGTGTTGTTAGCTTTAGCAATCTGACTTAATGTATCACCAGGTTTAACACGATAACTTACCTCTGCTTTTGGTACAACAGGTGCAGGTGTACTTGCTGCATTGTAAGTTTCACGAAATGCACCTACGGTTCTTGCCCAGTTTGCTGCGTCTGCTGCACTCATGCTAGGAACCCATGATCTTTAAGGATTGTTGCTCCGATGCTTGTCTTTTCTTGTTTAGCTGTTTCAGTAAAATCAAAGTCTGGATGACGTCGTGCTGCTTTCTTAGCACTGTAAAGATTCATAGGTTTTATATTTCCTTTTTCATCTGTAAAATTAAGAACCTGTTGGACAGTATCGTTGTTAAGATCTAAAGACTTAACATCGATTTCTAAAGTATTGGCAATTGTATTTAACCAAGGATCTGCAGCCTCACGTAATGTTTGACCACGTAGCATCTGATCTTTTAAGCCAGGAAATAATGACATTGCACGTTGTTCTAATTCATTATCAACATCTTCTGGGTTTAGAGTGCCAGCAACTAATCCTTTGATTGATGCTTCAAACCACTTCTTAAATCCTGCATTAGATACAGTTGATGGATAGCCATAGTCATATGCTCTGTCATATAAAGCTTGAGCCATAGTTTCAAGCTTTCCATCAAGATCATAAACAACCTTGCCGTTGCTTTCAAAAGTGTTTGTTGTATCAAACTTAATAGAGTCAGCCATTAACTTATTTAAAAAGTCTTGGTTATATCTAACAACCTTGCCGTCTTTAATAACAGCCTGT